AAGATTTATTCAAGATGGTGAGATTACGCTTTTCTCCCCGCACGATGTACCTGGACTATATGATTCTTTCGGAACAATTGAGTTTGACTCTCTCTACCTTGGATTTGAGAATAACACATCTATTCCAAAGAAGACTGTTAAGGCGCAAAAACTTATTCTTGATCTTCTCAAAGAAAGAGCAGAAACCGGAAGAATCTATATTATGAATATAGATCACTGTAATACTCATAGTTCCTTTATTGATAAGGTGAATATGAGTAATCTTTGTATGGAAATCACACTTCCAACAACCCCGATTGGACACATTGATGGCGATGGTGAAATTGCTTTATGTATTCTTTCTGCGATTAATGTAGGAAAAGTCAAAGACGATGAAGAATTTGAAGAAATGTGTGAACTTTCTGTTCGTGCTTTGGAGGAACTGATAGACTATCAGGAGTATCCCGTGGCTGCCGCAGAACGTTCTACAAAGGCACGTAGATCTCTTGGTGTAGGTTATATTGGTCTGGCACACTATCTTGCCAAACTAGGGTTCAAATATGACTCTCAAGAAGCTTGGGATGCAGTTCATGGACTTTCGGAGTCATTTCAATATTTTCTTCTCAAGGCATCCAATAAGATTGCTCAAGAAAAAGGTGCCTGTGAATATTATAAACGTACTACGTATTCTCAGAGTCTACTCCCGATTGATACTTATAAGAAAGATGTGGACGAAATCTCTAATGTTCCATTTCAACACGATTGGGATAAACTTCGTGATTTGATTGGACAATATGGTCTTAGGCACTCTACTCTATCTTCACAAATGCCAAGTGAATCAAGTTCAGTTGTATCTAATGCAACAAATGGAATTGAACCTCCTCGTGGATATTTGTCTGTGAAGCAATCTAAAAAGGGTCCACTTAAACAAATTGTTCCGCAGTATAATACTCTCAAAAATAACTATACATTACTTTGGGATATGAAATCCAATACTGGTTATATTAATATTGTTGCCGTGATGCAGAAGTTTTTTGATCAGGCAATTTCTGGTAATTGGTCTTATAATCCAGAGAATTATCCTGATAATGAAGTTCCTGTAAGTGTAATGGCAAATGATTTTCTCACCACATATAAATTAGGTTGGAAGACCTCTTATTATCAAAACACCTATGATGGGAAGACGGATGATGCAAAAGAAGAAAAGGTAAATAATATTAGTGACTTAGTAAATGAAATTTTAAGTTCAGGAGAAGAAGATTGTGAAAGTTGCAAAATTTAGAGTTCACTCGCAAACACCAAAAATGCTCAAAGGAATAACCGTCTTTAACACTAATGACGTTGATTTCAAAAAGCAACCAATGTTTTTTGGAAAACCTCTGGGAATTCAAAGATACGATTCTTATAAGTATCCAATTTTTGATAAGTTAACTCAACAACAACTTGGTTTCTTTTGGAGACCAGAAGAAATCTCGTTACAAAAAGATCGTGGAGATTATCAAACACTAAGACCAGAACAGAAACATATTTTTACTTCTAATTTGAAGTATCAAATTATGTTAGACTCTGTTCAAGGTCGTGGACCTGGAATGGCGTTTACACCTTACTGCTCACTTCCAGAATTGGAAGCTTGTATGACAGTATGGGAATTTATGGAGATGATACATTCTAGATCTTATACTTATATTATTAAGAATGTTTATTCTGATCCAGCAGAAGTGTTTGATAAAATATTGAATAATGAGAAAATTTTAGAAAGAGCAGCATCAGTTACTGGTGCCTATGATGACTTTATTAATTCTGCACATTCTTATGGAACTTCTAATGAATGGGAGTTTGCAAATGAAGGTGTTCCTTATGGAACTGATGCAAGAATTGAATTAAAACGAAAACTATATCGTGCAGTTGCTAATGTAAACATTTTAGAGGGGATTAGATTTTATGTCTCGTTTGCGTGTTCTTTTGCGTTTGGGGAACTTAAACTCATGGAGGGATCTGCCAAAATTATCTCTCTTATCGCAAGAGATGAAAATCAGCATCTTGTCATCACTCAAAACATCCTCAACAAATGGAATGATGGGGATGATCCAGAGATGCAGAAGATTGCTAAGGAGGAACAAGAATGGGTAAGACACGCATTTAAAACTTGTGTAAATGAAGAAAAACTATGGGCAGAATATTTGTTCAAAGATGGTTCTATGATAGGTTTAAATGATAAACTACTTGGAAATTATGTTGAGTGGATTGCAAATCGTAGAATGAAAGCAGTTGGATTAAAACCTGAATATGATATTGCATCAAAGAACAATCCACTTCCTTGGACTGAACATTGGATTAATTCTAAATCAGTTCAAGTTGCACCCCAGGAAACTGAAATTTCTAGCTATTTGGTTGGTGGAATTAAGCAAGATATGAAAAACGATAGTTTTACTGGATTTAAATTATAAGATTTAGGGGGCGTATGCCCCCTTTTTTTATAAATAATAAAAACCGTAGAAATGATATGTCTAATTTTTACAAAAAAGAAAACGTAAATGAAGGTTTGAGTTTTGAAGTAGGGAAGCCATCTAGAGGTATTGGAGCATTAACACCTGACGCAGCTCAACAATTAGGACCAAAAGCAGTTGAACTACAAAAGAAAAAAGCAGCAGAAGTAGATCTTCCTAACAAGTCGGGCGTTAAACTTGCAAATTCATATAAACCGAAAGGAAAAATAGTAAAAGAAGCACACTACAATCCTACGACTGGAAAAATTCAAGCAGAAAAACCATCACAAGAAGAAATTGATAAATTAGCAAAAGAAGCAGCAGCATCTGGAAAAAAGAAAAGAAAACCAGTTGGTTCAGTTCGTAAAAATAGTGCGACCTTCAAACCATCATCACCAGAGCAAGCAAAGGCGGATATGAAAAGTTGGAATGATTATTGGAGTGGAAGCGAAACAATTGATGTAGGTGCTGATGCTGGTTCTACTATTAGCGATTTCGTCCATTCAAAGAGCAAAACTTTTAAAGGTGATAGTAAAAAACAAAGAATTAAGAGAGCACTTGGTGCTTATTATGGAGCAAGTAAAGAAAGTGAGCAAAAATTTCATAATAAGATAGACAAACTTGTGCATAAAACTTTTGGTAAAAGACCAGAAGAAAAGAAAATGAAAGAAGAAATAGAAAATAGTTATGAGTGTGTAATAGAAGCACTTGTAGAATATGGATTTGCCGAAGATGACGAAACTGCAAACGATATGATTATTGGATTAAGTGAAGGTTTTATTGGTATGATATTTGAAGAATATTTGGAAGAGAAAGCAAGAGGAACTAGACCAAAGAAAACAATTCATGCATATGATGTTGATGAGACCTTATTTGGTCATGGTAAGAAAGGCAAACCAACTGTTCAGGTTCACGTAAATGACTCATCTGGAAAAAGAGTTCAGAGTTTAAGTAATCAAGATTTTAATACTCATAAACTTGATAAAGATAAGGGACATTCTTATGATTTTAGTGAGTTCCAAAGTGCTAAAAAGTTTGGAGAAACTTCAAGTCCAAATAAAAAAGTAATTAAAGATCTTAGAAGAAAGCAAGCAAGAGGTCAAAATGTTCATATAATTACTGCTCGTTCTAAATTTGATAATCCATCAGAGTTTCAGGGACATTTACAGAAGCACGGTATTGATATTCCTAAGAATAAAATTCATTATACTGGTGGAATGAAAGGTAGTGATGTTGGAACGAAAAAAGTAGATACAGCAAAAGGAATTGCAAAACAAAGTGGTGCTAAGGGGATTCATATGTATGATGATGCTGCAAAAGTTAATAATGCATTTGAGAAAGAAAAGCAAAACAACCCAACTTCTACAAAAATTAAAACTCATATGGTAAAACCAAGAGGGAAGTCGGGTGAAGTGCGACCACGGTCGTTTAGAGCAACCGAAACACAAAAAGAACAATATTATATTGATTTTGGAACTAATGTAGAAGAACTAAGAGAAGTAGATATAACACCTTACGAGTGTTGGAAAGAATTTATAAGATAAATAATAGAAAAAGTACTTTTTTAGTAAAATGAAGCAAGAGAATTTAGACGAGCTTAAAAATATCTACTTAGGTTTAGTGACTGGTGGGGAAGGACCGGAAGTATTGAGTGAGTATACCTGGGAAGAGATGTGTGAGGGATATATTACAGAAGTAAATCTTGCCGGACAAAAAGGACTTGATAAAGTGAGATCTGATATGGATGCAGAAAGACAATCTGCTACAAAATTAGATGATGCAAGAGCAAAAAGATTTGGTCCTGGTGTATATAGAACTGTAAGTCCTGCACAAACAGCAGCAAAAATAGAACCATATAAATCAAAATTTGCTGGTGCTCGTGATGCTGCTTTTGAAAAAGCAAAACAAATTAAGGGATCTCCTGTGGTTGGACCAAAACCTCCCAATAATACTGGGAATAATGGTGGATTGGGTTCTGGTGGAGAAACAACAACACCAACAGCATCAAGACCTGCTGCAACAACAGCACCAAAACCAGCAGCATCACCTACAAAACCAATGGGTGGTGCTCCTATGGACCAGTGGGCCAGAGCAAATCCAACACTTGCCGCAAAAGTAAAACCAGGTCAATCTGGATATGATACTATCAAAACAAGATTATCTGCTGATAGTGATAGAGGACCAAGCACATCAACACCTAATCCAGTTAAAGCAAATGTTCCAGGATTTGCTTTAGGAGGCAAACCAACACCAGCACCAGCACCAACACCAGCAGCAGCACCAACACCAGCAGCAGCACCAACACCAGCAGCAGCAGAACCTTCGGGCGAGACCGATAGACTTAAAAAAGCACTTGATATTAAAAAAAGTGATGTAACATCTTCTTACCAATTTCCTATGTCTAAAACACTCAGAGACCTTTCAGATTCTTATAATGAAATCTATGAAGCAAAGAAAAAACTTGACCCAGTAGGACAAGAAGATGATGATATTGATAATGATGGTGATACCGATAAGTCAGATAAGTATCTTCTAAATCGTCGTAAAGTAAGAAGTAAGGCAATTGGCGAAGCAACCGCAATGTCTAAGCGTGGTCTTGATGAACCTGCTATTCGTAACCAAATTGCATCAAAAACTCGTGGTGGTTCTTTTGCAGACAAAGCAACTGCATTAGCAGATAAAGAAACTTATGGTGATAAAAAAAAGAAAGAAGGTAGAGAGAAACTTGCTAGAAAGCAAAGAGGTGATTTCCGTGATACAACTTCTTCAAGTCCTGGTCTTCGTGGTTATGGGCATAAGTCAGATGATCCTGAAGTAAAAGCAAAGCAAGACGCAAGAGGTAATCAGAGAGCTCGTGCTGCTCTAACTCCTAATGAGAGAAAGCAACTGAATATGGAATATGATCTCTATGACCTCATTCAATCACACTTACTTGAATATGGTTTCGCAGATACGGAAGAAGGTGCAAATATGATTATTGAAAATATGAGCCAATCTTGGATTAAACAAATTCTAAGTGAAGATTGATTTATAAAAATAAATAAGTATAAGCACCTATTGACTAGGTGCTTTTTTATGATTATAATAACTCTGTGGGTTTTGAGAAAATATCTTAGGTTCTAAATACATTAAGATTACTTAAAGGACCTCTTGGCAACTTATACAAACCCGTGGTTATATAATGAAGAACCTTTTGAGACAAATGATATCCAAGATTGGTATGGGTTTGTATATCATATACGAAACACTTGTAATACTCGGTGTTATATTGGAAGGAAGTACTTTTGGTCTTTTACAAAGGATAAAGGAAAGAAAAGAAAAAGTAAAAAGGAAAGTGATTGGAAAAATTATTATGGAAGCTGTCCAGAACTCAAAGAAGATATAAAGATATTTGGAAAAGATAAGTTTGAAAGAAAGATTATAAGTCTTCACAAGACAGTAGGAAAAACTAATTATGAAGAAACGAAACAGTTATTTTTAAATAATGTTTTGATTGAAAAACTTGACGATAGTCATCCAAGGTATTATAATTCAAATATTCTTGGAAGATATTTTAGGAAAGATTACTTTAATTATGAATCAAACAAAAACACAAATAATGATGCAATGTAATGATATTGTTGGATATTATATTCAACAGATAGAACATCATTATAAAAATGGAAGAAAAAAAGAAGCAAGATGTTTACATAAAG